TCCCGACAGTGGCGATTTTATCTCAGCCATTTATTCCTTGTTTTAGATTTTCCTCTTCAATATACTGTTTGAGAAGAGAAAGATAAATTTCTCTCTCCCAAGGTATCATATTTTCTAACTCTGTCAAACTATATTTATGATGTTGCATTAAGGCAAAATTAACCTTGTAGTATGACTCAAGATCTTCATGAGCCATACTTACCCGAAAAAAGAAGTAAGTCCCTCCAGAACAACGTCACTTTCAACACCAGTTTTTGGATTTTTGACTGATATTGTATGAGAAAGTTTTGGCATTGTGTCAAAGAATGTTTCAATTTCTTTGAATTGCTTTGAACTCAACTGCTCAATAAATTCTAAAAGTTCTTTCTTAGTGCAATCTTTTGCTGACCAAGACTCTTCTTCCGAATAAACCTGTTCAATACAAGAAGCAATAAGATCAAAAGTTTCTGTTACACCAATTTCAGTTCCAGCAGTAAAATTGCTCTTAATAAACTCATCCATTGAAGGATATTTCATTCTGAGAATTAGATTATCATCTAGTTTAATATCTCTCGAATGATCATCAGAAACTTGAACTTTAATCTCATCAAGATTAATTAGTGTAGGAACCTGAGTAAGATTATCATCTGGGCAAGTAATTAGGACTTCAACATCTTCCCCAACAGACTTTCCGCGAATGTTGAGGAATAGGTATTCAATGTCAAAAGTTGATAGTTCTTCAACCTTGATACCTTTTGTTAAAATGCAAGCAGAAATTACATTCTTTACGGCATTTGCAATCTGCTTACTATCTTCACTTTCCATTGCGATAATTAAAACTTTTTCTTCTTTAACAAGAAAAGGTCTGTATTTAATTGTCTTTTTTGAAGAAGGAATTTCCAACTCATAAGTTGGTGTGGAAATTTTGGGTAAAGGCATAATAATCCTTACAATTCATATAAAAATATTTAGAGGGTTCGTCTAGTTCCTATTACAGAATTAAAGTTTTTTGCTGATGGGAGTTGATCATAAAGTTGACCAGTTACAATTGCTTCTGTGGGTGAAATATTAGCAGGTCTAAATCTAACCCCACCGGCACCAGCGGCACCAGCAGACATTGGAATATATACGGGTTTATTTAAATTCGTTTCATTTAAGAAATTAGTTGCCAACTCTGGTACTAAATTATTATCCGCATTTCTAGCAATATCAATACTATAAGTTCTTCCGCAAACATATCTTTCATAACTAAAAGAAGCACTTGCCTTTAAAATCCCAGACGATTCATAAGATATGGCAGTAGAATTTAAAGTTAATGGAAATAATCCATAGAAAGTATATTCAATATAATTTTTATAATCTCTATCAAATTTTATAATTCTTGTTGCATTACACTTATATTCATCTGGATATCTCATTCTAAAATAATATCCATCTTGATATGGTTGTTCTCGTGATCCACTGCTCACAAATTCCATCCAGTGCTCTAAAAATTTTATAGTTCTATAAGACCTGTCAACATAAAATTCTAAATCAATTTGGGTAAATGTTCTGGTATGTGCCATTTTTTCAGCAACACCAGTATAATTACCAACAATATCTGCTGTCGCAAAAGAACTTCCAGGTAGAGAAGCAGTATTGCAAAGCAATCCAACAGATTCTCCAATAAAACGAGAATCAATTCCTCTTAGTCTAAGATAAGATCTTAATGAACCAGATAATCCACCAAAAATTACCTGATAATGTGAGGTTTGTGCAAGATTGGTAAAAAGTGGTTTAAACTCTGATATTTTCCTTGGTCTTGGTGCAGGCACTCTAAATACCTATTATGAGTCTTTTAGTTATTTAGATGTCCTATAAGGGAAAATACAAACCATCTTATCCACAAAAATATAAAGGAGATCCCACCAATATCATATACAGATCATTATGGGAGCGCAAATTTATGGTCTATTGTGATCTCAATGAAAATGTTTTGGAGTGGTCTTCTGAGGAAAAATGTGTCGCTTATAGATCTCCAATTGATGGAAGAGCACATAGATATTTTCCAGATTTCCTTATTAAAGTCAAAGAGGAAAATGGTTCGATCAAAAAATATATGATCGAGATCAAACCAAAAAGGCAAACTGTCCCACCACCAAAACCAAAAAGACAAACAAAAGGATATATCTACGAAGCATATGAATATGCTAAAAATCAAGCAAAGTGGAATGCCGCAAAAGAATGGTGTGCTGATAGAGGGTACACTTTTAAAGTAATCACAGAAGACGATCTAGGTATCAAATAATGGCAGAAAAGAGAGAGTCTCTGCTCCAATCTCAAAGAAGAAAACTTGCCGAACAAAAAGCAAAGAAACAACCAACCGACACTGATAGTAATAGAAACCGAGTTCGTGCCGTTCTTAACGGTATCACGGGAAAGGAAAGCGGTGATGATTTGATGTTGGAACTTTTAGAAGTAGTTTCAGAAAGTGGAAAAGTTCCCCAGGCAGGTAAATTTTATATTTTTGTTTATAACGCTAAAACTCCAAATATTAGATACGATCAAAATCCATTAGTTGCAGTAACAGATGTCTTTCAGTGGGGATTTAAAGGGTTGAATATGCACTGGGGAGAAGTACGACAATATACTTGGAATGAAGTTGTTGGATCTTTGTATGAAGTGTTTGCATCAGAAATAAAAGACTTACAAGCAATACCTTTTGCAAATTTCCGAATAAATAACTAAAAAAGTACTATAAATGCCACTCAATGTCGGTGCTTCAATAGGGAGTGAAGCATATACTACCGCAAACACTCAAAATGCATATGCAAATGCTTATGCAGGTGCAACCACATCAGCAAATTACTTCAAAGGTGGCGGTAAAACAACTTTTAGATATCCACTAAAAAGATTGGATAATACTTCTGACTATTTGGAAATAAAAATATTTGATTATATTGCTGGTGGTCTTAATTTTGGACCACCAGTTCAAATACCAACTACACAACAAAGACAAAAAGCAGATAAAGTTAGTCCAACTCATTATATTATTTTACCAATACCACAAAATATTAGTGATACAAATTCTGTAACTTGGGGAGAAGACTCTATAAATGCATTTGAGGCTGCTGGTCTTGGTTTAGGAAATGCAGCTCAACAAAATCCATTAGATACTCCAGAAAAAATTATTAATTTTATTAAAAGTAGTACAACAGGTGCTTTTAATGATCCCCAATTAACAAAAGCAATACAAACGGCGATATCAGGTAAAGCATTGAGTGCTCTTGGGGGCAATGTCAGTTTTACTGGTATAATATCAAGAGCAACAGGTCAAGTTTTAAATTCTAACCTTGAATTACTATTTCAAGGTGTTAATTTAAGAACCTTTCCATTTACATTTGATCTTGCACCTAGATCTAGACAGGAAGCAGAAGAAATCAAAGGTATAATTAAAGTTTTAAAGCAAACAATGGCTGCCAGAAATGGTGGTGCGGGAACAGGAAGCAATACAAATGCTGGTCTTTTTATTAAAGCTCCGAGTGTTTATCAACTGACTTATAAAACAGGACCAGCAAAACATAGTTTTTTAAATACATTCAAACCTTGTGCATTAACCGATATTTCAGTGAATTATACTGCATCAGGAACTTATGCAACATATGAAGATGGAGCACCAGTTCATTTGCAAATGTCATTAGTATTCAAGGAAATTAATCCTGTTTACAGTGAGGATTATGATCAACCAGAAGCAATGGATGGAGTAGGTTACTAAAATGCCATATTTCAGAGAACTACCAGATCTAGAATATCAATCACCACTCTCACACAAAAACTCTTCACAAGATTATGTAAGGGTTAAAAATTTATTTCGTAGAGTTAAACTTTTAGACTGGTTACAAGATAAAGCAACTCTGTTCAATAAATTTCAAATTCCAGAAGGTGGTAGACCTGATACTGTTGCTCAGTTAGTTTATGGTCAAGCAGATTATGATTGGGTTGTTCTACTAACCGCTGGAATCATAAATGTTAGAGATCAGTGGCCTTTATCAAATCGTGATTTATATGTTTATGCAGAAAACAAATATACTACTCAAAATTTAAATTCTATTCATCACTATGAAACAGTTGAAGTCAAAGATCAAAAAGGTAGATTAATTCTACCAAAAGGACAAAAAGTTGATTCTAACTTCAAAATAACTGTTTCACCTGGAGCAACATATACACGTGTTGGACCATATGATAATCAGGTTTTTGCACCAGATACAACTGGCGAAATAAATCCAGTTATAGGAGTTACAAATTATGAATATGAAATAAATTTGAATGATGATAAAAGAGAAATTTATATTTTAAAGAATGGATATTTACAACAATTCTTAAATGATATGAGAGTGATTATGCATTATGATAGAAGTTCTCAATACGTTGATAAGAAACTAATTCGCACTGAGAACACTCGTCTCATCGGTCCATAAGAGTTTCAGTTTTTTATCAAACATCATCACATATCGGTGCTTGCGGGAGCGGTCTCTCCATTCTCCCGCAGCACCTTTCATTTTACCTCTTGAATGTTTGGTGCCGTCTGCATAATAGAAATCTTTTTTTGCATCTGTAAGACCACAGTACTTAAAGTTACAAGCGCGATAGATTGTGCCAGTATGAAAATCGTTATCAGCGTAAGAGATGATTGCTTTAACTTGAGTATCCTTTCGTAACTGTTTAATCGCTCTTGAAACGAACCAAGAAGTGATATTATACTCTCCCTGTTGGGTGTCAGGATGTATGCAAAGTCTTGAAAGTTCAAAGAGTCCTTCTTGTTCATTTCTTGCTAATCCAAATGCTCCTTGTGCTACTTCTGGAACTGGAAGTCCAGTAAAAATACAAACGCCAACTGGTCCCCCAATATTCAAAGGGGAAAAGTCATTCTTTCGGAACAAACCATAGTTATATCCTGATTTGTAACCTTTTGAAAAATCTTTGAGATAGTGATAGGTTAGTAGAAGTTCTTCCGCATCCTTCTTAGAAATCCTATCAATATAGTAATCAGATTTCATAAAAAAAGAGGGGAGGTCCACTCCCCTCATTATAGCACCTGATCAGTCTTCTGCCAAGCGGGCAAAGTAACTGAGTGCATCGTCGTCCTCATCTTCTTCGACAGTAGCAACGGCACGGCGGGTGGGTTGTAGGTTGTTGAGTTCAGAACGAAGATCATCATCAAGATCTTTCACAGGACCACGAGAATAGGTCTCTTCTTCTTCAACTTCCTCATCAACACGGCGAGAACCTTTGGAACCCAACACATATTCAAGACGCTTTTTCAGTTCATCATAAGACTTGAACTGATCGGCAGCAACGAGTTCGGCAAGCGAATACTGCTTCTTCCAGATTGCTTCCATTGCGTCATCATCATCCAGCAGAGGAGAAGGAGCAGCAAACTCACTGGAATCATAGTTACGATAACCAGCGACGTTCTTCGCTTTCAGTTTGAAGTTAGCACCTTGCCAGAAATCAAACGGATCGATTGCTTCCTCATCTTCAAACTCAGGTTGCATTGCAGCAGTCAATTTGTCAAAGATTTTCTTACCAAACTTATACAGGAAGACTTTACCTTCGTTGGAAGGATTAGCAGGATCTTTCACAACGTAGATATTAGAAATGTAAGTCAGTTTACGCTTCTGCTTACGTGCCAGTTCTTTACCAGCATCAGTGCCGTTGTTCCACAGTTCGGAGTTCAGTTCCGACACAGGATCCTTCTGACCCAGAGTAGTCAGAGAGTTCTCAATATACCAACCACCAGAACCTTGAAATGCGTGACTGTAGAGTTTCACGAACGGAAGGTCCTCACCGTTCGGAGCAGGAAGGAAACGGATCACGGCATAACCATTGCCGCTCTTATCTACATCCAGTTTCCACAGACGGTCATCAGAAGAACCGCTGTTGGTATTCATTTTTTCAACTTCTTTAACCAGTTTGGCAGTAAGATTGCCAAGTTTAGATTGCTTCTTAAGGTCAGCAAAAGACATTTGGATTACCTCGGATAAATTGGATTCGGGGGATTACTCGGATAGTATAACAGAGATTGCCTCAGCGGTCAATGTACTGCTTGAGGGACTCAATGGTTTTGTTCATACTACTGAATAATATTTGCATATCAGTTTCTGGTGGGAAACCCATCAGGGCAACTGATTTGCGTAGGTTCTCTTTCATCTCAACCGCTGTTGGGTCGTCTGAAAGGGATAACCTAGTATACATCACTCTTTGCTTTTCTAGCAAGAGCTCAAGTTTTTCAATGTGTTCCAGTTTGGTCTCACGGGACATCATACCAAAAGAGAGAATACTTCCGTATATTTCCTCTTGTAACTTATTAATTTCTTTCAATTCTTCTTGAATAATATCAGAGTCAAAAAAGTTACTCATCTATGATTTCCCGTAAAATCTTTTTAAAAAAGAACACATCAATATTTAGGAATGGCATATATTTTTTTAATTTCAAACTTACGGTTTCCCACACAGGATCATCAAGTTTTTTATCAAAAGTTTTTGAAAAACCAAATATTTTTTCGTAGATTGTAAAAGTTTCTAGCGACAACTTCCCGCTTAGAAATCTTTTGAGAACCATCGGATGTCCTTTGGAACATTTGAAAACATCCTGTAATTCGTTCTCCAAGAACAATTCGCTGCTTTGTTCTTTGAACAAGTAAGTCAAACTCTGCTGTCTCCGCATCCAATCTGCGTATGTTCTTTCGCCAGAATTGATAATTTCCCCAATCCATAAGTTACTAGGAGAGTCTGCTGCTACAAAGTTTGATACTAAAAAATCTACGACTTCTTTATCAGAATATTTACGGGAAGTTTTTTCGAACCAGTACTTATCGCGCCTTTTGTTAAAGGACGTAATACTGGCACGAGTCTTCGCACCATATTTAAAGAAGTCGTATTTTGGGTTTGTGAAATGATTTTTGAGTGACAAATAATGTTGATAAGTTTCAAAGGGTGTCACGATCATAAAGGCAATTTTGCTCTTGAAGTTCTTTTCATAAAGTTAAGACGAGTTGCGTCCCACTTTAACCTCTCTTTCAAAGGTTTTGAAATGAGTTTAGTTACTGATTCTACTTCAAGTTCATTAATTTCGCAATAATGAACGATAGCATCAATATAATTAAAACCTTCTACTGCAACAATA